GGAAAAACCAGATTTCGTCATCGCTGCGCGTAACGTGCGTAACCCGGAGAATAACGTTGAGTACATACATACTCGAAGCTTTAAACACTCCTAAAGATACAGTTTATACTGCAAGGATCGGTAGATCTCCAAATAAAATTTGGAGACCAACTTAACCTCGTGATCTTTCAGATTGTCGATGTCCAGAACGGACGCTCGAGAATCTCTAGAGAACAAGTATCTACACCTATCAAAAGGTTCGTCTGCCGGAATAGCGTACACCTCTCTATGAATTTCTTCATCGAGAGCGTCGAGCTTGCCTGGTAGTGCAAAAGCATCAAATAAGTATATCCAGAAACCTGGATTAAAAGGTTTCATGAGTAATTCTAGTAATCTCATTGCTGTCCCCCGCGTAGCGAACAATGCAAAAGCTTCAGTTATGAAGTTCCGCATTGCTACATGGGAAGAATCCCTTTGCTTTTCAAGATCCTGCTCGAAGAATGTGACTAAAGTCACATACAACGCGTCAGGAAACTTGGCTATGTCTGCGGAAAAGAAATTAGAATACCTTTTTAGCGTTTTCACGTTCAAAAGGCTTATTTCTCTGTACCAGGCATTGCTAGCAAAAGTCATCAGCAAAGAAGTTCGAATGATATCTTGCGCGACTCTTCGATTGAAGAGTCCGCCAGGTAGACTTCGCAACAACCCTAGAACTCCGTCGGGTGATAAGACAAACTTATCTATCGCTTTCAATATGAGAGTCGGTAGGTAGTAGGCACTTCTAGACGCAGATAAAATTATACCTGCTCCTATAGGCGTTATGTCAAGTCCAAATCCTTTCAATTCTTTAGCGAACTCCGTGAAATCTTTCGATATCACCGACTTCCCCATCGAAATTGTCAGGCCTAGATCGTCCATTAACGTTAGGTACGTCGAGGCGACAGCGTCATCATTGATAACGATGTCGTCCCCGAGTACTGCGTAATTTCCAAACTCAGGCTTTCTGGAATTTTGAATAAACGCTATTCTAGCGATCACGTGATGTGATAGTGCTAACATAGCCCACGAACTCAGGGCACCCATAGGTTGCCCTACTTCATATCGAACATCGATACTACTTCCTTTTTCAAGGACCGCCTCTTGAGACACCCCATCCTCGCCTTTGCGGAGGATGGCGGTCGCCTTCAAGGCATTGTAGTGCCAAGTTATTGACAGTAGAGTTTGCCAAAGATCACCAGGGACACCAAGTTCGTTAAGAATCTGGCTCTGTAGGTCGATTGGAAGTCTATCAGTGGCGGCACTAAGATCATATCCGCTCAGATTTTCTCTGAAGTCGGATCTAAGCAAAAGCTTATTATAGCATTTTGCCTGGTCGAAAGTCCCATCCTGAATGACAGTTCTTAAAAGACGGAATATACTCTCATGCAGTCCAGCAAAGATTGATTGGTACCACCAATTGGTGGCAGCAACTACTCTTGCTTTACCTGCCTGATTATATACCACGGCTAACTTACCTAGTTGCAGTGTTTTACAAAGTCCCAACATTCGGAGGATCAAGTAGATCCATCCGAAAGCAAGATTGAGGAAAACAAAATAAGCTATCCACCAGTACGCCCTCTGGATTTTCATCCATTGGAGTAGGGGTAATATCTTATCTGGATGTGAGAGAAACGCTAATGCGTCAATCCCAGCACTCCAGGTTGCAAAGGTACCGTTAGGACCAGCTTTTTGAGAAACCAAAGGTTTAAACTCACCTAGATATAACTTAGGCAATGCTTTCCCGGTTCCCAAGCTCTTTAGCGCACGAACTGTATCGGATGCTGGGAGAGTTTTAACTCTACCAGCGAAAGGTCTCATTATTGTTAATAATGATGGCTTAACCTCTACAGGGAATACCCTAAAGATAGCTAGTAACGAAAGTGTAGCGATTATAACCCTCCTCTGAACCTGTCCAGATAGTCCATCATCGATGAACGACCTGAACATGATTCTGATAGGGCCTGGTACGACAGTAGGCAATCCATATTTGTCCCTCTTTACAAAAGAGGTACCAAACTCTGGATTCCCGGCTAATGATATAGTAGTTAGTCTCAGCACCTCCTTCATGTAGGCGTAAGCCCACGTGAAGCCAGATGCTTTGACCAACTTTCCTACTCGTTCTATAAGAATGTTGTAGTAACCTCTCATATGCGTACTCGCCGTTATTCATGCGGTTATTCTCACAAAGTTCCTAAACTCGTGTTTTCTTATCCATCGATTCCCCTTTTCAAGGGATCTGCTCTTTCGAGCTACAGCTTTTGCTGTTCGAGTGATAATAGACTCAAGCAATAGGAACGAATTCCAAAAACCACTTACAATGTTTTGCATTATATTGAACATGAATTTAATTTGTGTTTGATTAGTGCTGTCAACGACTACCAGACCTTACAGTCTGGCAGCTATGTTGCTCCACGAATGCGTAGACCTCGATCCTAGCACATTGCTATGCCCGAACTATTCTATTCGTTGTCCTCCTAGTTGCCCATCTCAGGGTCTAGTCACCGACAATGCATTGTGATGAGCCAAAGAAATTGGACACACCTATGGGACTTACCATAATAGCACTATCCAGAGCAGTTATAAGTCTACTCCTTGCTGAACGAGATTACTCTCGAGGCTCGGATTGGGATTTCTGTGCGAAGTGACTACACAACAAAGTTGTCTTTGAGCGTAAGAAACTATAGCCTTAAG